GCTGGCGAGAGTCGGACATTGACAAGCTGATCGCCAGCATGAGCGAGCAGGGGGCAGCAAAGTGAGCGCCGCCCACAAAGCACAAAGCCCGGGTGCAACCGGGCTAAGTGGGAGTCAGAAAACACCTATCGAAGCCAGCGATCTTACCAAAGCCGCCGCGTTTTTGGAAGTGTTCAATCGCATTGCTGCTGCGCTGGAAAACCAGAATTCGAGCATTGAAGGTGTGTGCAACCGCTTGGAAGACCTGAGCGCCAGCGTGTCGGGCGGGTTGCTTGACGTGGCCTTGAGCCGCAAGGGTGGCCACAAATGAGCGACGCCACACTACAGCATGCGCTGCAATATATCGAACGAGGGTGGTTCGTCTTGCCACTTTACCCGCTGCACCCGCCGCCAAGCGACCCCGCGAAATTGGCCAGAAACGCTTGGACAAAAGAACCCCTTGGAGAACTGGCACCGCATGGGGCAAACAGCGCGACCAACGATCCAGACGTGGCGCGCCAGTGGTGGGGCCGATACCCGAGTGCTGGCATTGGGGTTGCCCTGGAAAAATCCGGCCTGATCGGCTTTGACGTTGACCCGCGCAATGGTGGGGGTGAATCCTTCGACACCCTGACCGCAGAACATGGACGCATTGAAAGCAATGTCCACTGCCTGACTGGTGGAGGTGGGTTCCACCTGTATTTCCAGAATCAGGAAAGGACGAAACTTCCGCAAGGATGCGCCGGGTTGGGCATTGACATAAAAACGGGCGGCTACCTGGTGGCACCGCCAACGATTCACCCGAGCGGGCGCGCATATGAATGGGAGGCCAGCAGTGACCCGCTAGACGGGTGCATCCCATCGTCCGCGCCCGCGTGGCTGCTGAGTGCAGGACAAAAGGCACGCCAGACCCCGCCAAACGGGGCCACAAGCGCCGCATTGGTGGTGGTTGACACCAAGACAGTGCGCGATCTGCGAAGCGCCTTAAATGCCCTTTCCGCTGATGACTATCAGCAGTGGATCGCCATCGGCCATGCGCTGAAAGAACTTGGCAGTGTTGGGCGCGGCCTGTGGCTTGACTGGAGCCAGGCCAGCGACAAATGGAACCCAGAGGACGCCCGCAAGTGGGACGGGTTCACGGGGCACCAGACCGGCTACCTTGCTGTTTTCAGCAAGGCGCAAGCCGCAGGGTGGGTGAATCCAGCATCCAAGTCAAAGGCCAGCGAGCCGCCGAACTGGAATGACACAAGCGACTTTGAAGGCGACACCGCGCACCCGCTGGCGCTGTTTGTTGACCTGACCGAGGAACCGCGCGCGACGCGCTGGGTAATTCCGGGTTTCATTGGGCACGGTGTGACGGTGATCGCGGGCGCGCAAGGAGCAGGCAAGACCACCACGCTTCTACCGCTGGCCATGCAAGTGGCTGGCATGGCAACCGGCGCGCCCGAGCTGGCCCCGCTGCATTGGAGGCATGTTGTCTACATCGTGGAGGACTTGGAGCAGGCGCAACGCATCGTGTCTGGCCTGGTGCGGTATGGGGGCCTGGGCATTGACTTTTCAACGGTGCGCGAGCGCCTGCACATTGTGGAGGCCCGCCGCTTGGCCCCCGGCTACGTGGCGCAAGTGGGCAAGCTGTATTGCGAACAGTTCACCCGCCAGGTGCAAGGTGTTGACGTGTTGCCGCTGGTGGTTATCGACACCATGGCCGCGACGTTGGATCTGGAAAACGAGAGCGACAACTCTGAGGCCAGCCGAGCAATGGCTGCACTCAAGCAAGGGTTCCGCAGACTGCCCGTGTGGCTGATTGGGCACATTCCAAAGGCCGTTTTGACACGCAACGACGTTGGATCGCTGACAGCGAGAGGCGCGGGGGCATGGGAGGGCGACGCCAATCAGGTGATGTACCTGGTGCAGGACGGTGACGCCCGCTTTCTGGTGCGGGGGAAAACTCGTTTCGAGGCGCGCTGGCCTGAATTGGCCGTGACCAGCCATTGCACCACTGTCATGGCAGGTAACGAATATGGGGGCATGGAGCCGGTGGGCCTGCGCTGGTCAACCATCGCGCCACCCCAGCAGACGCGCCAGGAGGCCGCTACAGACGCGCAAGAGCAGGTGCGCAAGGGTGAGGCCGCCGATATGCGCCAGACGGTGCGTGACGCGGTACAGATCGCATGGCAAGAAGGCTTCCCGCTGAACCGTGCGAGCGTGAAAGCGAAGATTCCCCGTAAGGCGCAAGACGTGGTGCGGTGCATCGAAAACCTGTTGTCTGAGCGATGGCTGTATGAGGTGCCTGTGCCTGCAAAGGATCGCGCCCACTCAAGCCGCGCCGCTTTTTTGGTGAACTTGGACACGTTGGAGCATGAGGCTTTTGTGCGTGACGGTGTGTTGCCAGACGAGAAAATGGCCGTTCCGAACTCGTGGAAAAAGCAGCAACCCCCACCCGTTCCCGAAAAAAGCGCGCCAGACGAAAAAACAGCCGTTTTGGGCACTTCAAAGAAAAGCAAATCCACCCGTTCCCGTTCACCCGTTCCCCTTAAGGATAAATAAGTCGGGAACGGGTGGGATGGGGTCTAAAAATCCCCCATCCCCCGCTCCTGTTCCGTGGGCCTTGGGAACGGGTGGGAACGGGTGGGAACGGGTGGGAACGGGTGGACGCCACACACTGCTAACCCCCCCGCACCGCCGCCCACGCGCCCGCGAGCTGTTGCATTGCAAAGGTTCACACACGCTGTGGACACCTGCCACCACCCCGGTGGCTTTTTTTCGCTTGACAAACCATCCCATAATGTGAGAATAGACTCTCACCATGTGAAATAAGCCCGGCGACCGCATGGGCACTTTTGAAAGCCCACAAATGCAACTGCACGCCATCCGCGAAGCCCGCGCCGCCAAAGTCTCCGAAGCCCGTTCACTGCTGGCCAGCACGCCCACTCTCACGCCCGAAGGCCAGGCGAAGTTCGACGCCCTGAAGGCCACCATCGTGGATCTGGAGCAGCAAGAAAGCCGCGCCGAGTTCATGGACGCCGCCGAGCGCCGTTCGCTGGGTGCACCGGTTGACAATGCCCGCCGCAACCTGGAGCAGGGAATCAACGTCCTGGAAGCCATTCGTTGCCAGGTGGAAAACCGCGCCGCTGGTGGTGCCCTTGCTGAGTTCCAGCAGGAAGCCAAGCGCCAGGGCCTTGAAGCTCGCCAGGGTGGTTTGCTGGTGCCGTCAAGCGTGTTCGAGAAGCGCGCCACCCAGACCACCACCACCAACGCCGCTGTGACGCCTGACGAATACCGCCCTGAGCAGTTCATCGGCCTGTTGCGCAATTCGATGATCGTTCGCTCGCTGGGTGCCCGCGTGTTGCCCGGCTTGCGTGGCGATACCGTGATCCCCAAGCAGACCGGCAGTGCATCGGCTTTTTGGATCGCTGAAGGCCAGGCCCTGACCGAATCGAGCGCCACTTATGGCGATGTGAAGCTGGCCCCCAAGCACGTGGGCGCTTTGTCGGCCATGAGCCGCCAACTGATCCAGCAAGCCAACCCGGCCATTGAGCAACTGACCCGCGATGACTTCGCGCAAGTGATCGGGCTTGCTGTTGACAAGGCCCTGTTGCATGGCACCGCGGTTGCCAATCAGCCGGTGGGCATTCTGGCCAGTGCTGGCGTGCTGACTCACGCGCTGGGCACGGTGACATGGGCCGCGCTGGTGGCCATGCTCGAAAAGCTGGCGCTGGAAAACGTGGTGCCCAACGCCATCGTGACCCATGCGAAGGGTGCCACCAAGCTGCAAACCACGCTCAAAAACGCCGCCAATGGTGCCGAGTATTTGATGGTCGGTGGCACGGTGGCTGGTTTGCCCGCCTATGTGACAAACCAGCTCGACCCTGTGTCGGGCACGGTGGGCCGCGTGATCGCTGGCGACTTTTCGCAAATCCTGATCGGTGAGTGGGGCGTGACCGAGCTGCTGGCCAACCCATTCGCCGCCGGCTTCTATGAGCGTGGCGACGTGCAAATCCGCATCCTTCACACGATGGATGCTGTGGTGCGAAACCCCAAGGCGTTTGTGATCGCCAACGATCTGGTGGTGTAACCCATGAGCGCCCCGGACATTGAGCGCCGGGGCGCTGCTGCTGGTGTGACAGCCAGTGGCCGCGTCCTGAGCGGGTACGCCGCAACCTACAACGTCCCAACCGCCATCGGCGGGTTCACCGAGCGTATCGCGCCTGGTGCATTTCGCGCATCGCTGGCGAGTGGGAGGGACGTTCTGGCCTTGTTAGACCATCGCGCCGATGTTCTCCTGGGGCGTACCCGTTCAGGTTCTTTGAAGCTGAGCGAAGACAGCAAGGGCCTACGGTTCGAGCTGCAACTGCCCGACACCGCCGCCGCCCGTGACGTGATCGCGCTGGCTGAGCGTGGCGACCTGGGCGGGATGAGTTTTGGTTTCGTGGCCACCGAAGAAGCATGGGACGGTGATACCCGTGAGCTGCGCGCGGTGCAGTTGCACGAAATATCGGTGGTGCAAAGCTGGCCAGCGTACGGGCAAACCAGCGTGAGCTTGCGCAACCGCCCACGCGGTGCGATCCACATCATTGACGTGAACAGCCGCTGGCTGGAGACCATCCGCCCATGAAACTACTCGACCGCGCCCTGAGCGCCATCGGTATCGAGCGCCGCACCAGTGCACCGCTGGGCTTGAATGGCTGGCCTGTGGCTGGCACCAGTGCTGTGAGCGCCGAATCTGCGCAGAGTGTGGCTGCTGTTTACGCGGCAGTGGCCCTGATCGCTGAAGCCATCGGCTCCCTGCCCTTGAAGCTGTACCGCAAGGCAGACAACGGAGACCGCACGGTGGCAGTGCACCCGCTGGCCACGGTGTTGCACCGCACGCCCAACGACAGCCAGAGCGCCCAAGAATTCTGGGAGTGGGTTGTATCGGCCATGCTGCTGCACGGCAACGCCTACGCGCGCATCACCCGAGGCCCTGATGGCCAGGTGGTGAGCCTTGACCCGCTGGCACCTGAGCGCATCACCATCATGCGAGCCGGTGACCGCATCGCCGGGTTTGAGTACAGCGACCGAGACGGCAAGCGTGAGCGCCTGTTGCCTGGTGACGTGTTTCATTTGCGCCACCGTGCTGGCAGTGATCCACTGATCGGCGTGAGTCCCATTCAAACCGCCCGCGCTGTGATCGAGCTGGCGCAAGCCGAAGCCCAACACGGCCAAAGCACCTGGACGAATGGCACGCGAGCAAGCGGCATCCTGTCAATGCCTGGGCAACTCAAGCAAGAGCAGCGCCAGGCCCTTGCTGCGAGCTGGCAGAGCCAATATGCCGGTGGTGGCAACGCCGGGAAGGTGCCCATCCTTGAAGCTGGGGTGACGTACACGCCGGTAAGCATGAGCCTGAGTGACAGCGAGTTTGTCGCATCGCGTGCGTTCAGCGTTCAGGAAGTGGCGCGGCTGTTCAAGGTGCCGCCCATCATGTTGGCAGACCTGAGCAATGCCAACTACAGCGTGAGCAGCGAGATGAACCGCTGGTTTGCCGTGCACACGCTGGGACGCCACCTGAGCGCCATTGAAGGTGCCATTACCCGGCAGCTACTCACGCCCGCCGCTGCACAGACGCTGTACCCCGAGTTCAACCTGGAAGGGCTGTTGCGTGGTGACAGTGCCCACCGCGCCGCGTTCTACAGCTCCGGTATCTCGGACGGCTGGCTGTTGCGCTCCGAAGCCAGGGCACTGGAAAACATGAGCGTCATCCCCGGCATCGACGCCGCCCCGACTGGCCAGGCCACCCCGGCCGCGCCCGACTACCCGAGCAAGCAATGAAGCTGCAAAAACTGCCCCCCCGCTTGAAGATGCTGGACACGGCCAACCCACGAGGTTTGAAGATGGCACACGAGCTGAAGCGCAACCCCCCATTGCCCGCGCTGCTGCGCAAAGCCAACGCCACGGGCCGCGATGCTGACCCGCGCCGCACGCTGAAACTAAACGGCAGCGCATGGCAAAAGCTGCGCGCCCACGTGCTCGCTGGTGAGCCGCTTTGTCGGCAGTGCACAAGCGAAGGCCACACCAAGGCGGCAACCGATGTTGATCACCATGACGGTGACCCGAGCAACAACAGCTTGGCCAACCTTGCGCCGCTTTGCCACGAATGCCACTCACGCAAGACCGCGATGGACCACGGCAAGAAAGTACGCGCCGCGTGCGATGCAAACGGCTGGCCTAGCGACCCATGGCACGCATGGAACGAGGGCACACGCGCCGATCTGGCAAGCCCTGGAGCCATTGACGCGCCAGAAATCCACAGCGCCGTTTCGCCCTAGACCGACCTGTTTCCTTCATTTTTCTGCTATCTGCGAAACCCAAGCTATGAAAACCGCCCCCAGACGCCAGCGAAGCGACAGCGCGGCCGCAGCATTGACCGCCCACAAGAACGCCGCCATGGGGCCAATCAAGCCGCCCAAGCACGTCGCTCTGCGCGCTGGGGATCGGCCGTTCTGGAATGCCATCGTGACCAGCCGCGCGCGTGACACCTGGACAGATTCAGACCTGACGATGGCGGGGAATCTCGCCAGGTCGCAAGCGGATATTGAGCGGCTTCAGATCCAGCTTGATGAGCAGGGTTACGTGATCGACGGCAAGGCAAACCCACTTGCGCAACTGGTGGAGACGCTGAGCAAACGCGCCGTGAGCCTGAGCCGGGTTCTGCAAATTCACGCGCTGGCCACGGTGGGCCGTTCTGCTGACGCAGCCAAGGCATTGTCAAACGAGCGCCAGGCACGCGAGCAGGAAGGCGATGACCTGATCCCCCGACTGAGGGCCGTTTAGTGCCAAGTCGCGCACGCGCCCGCGAGGTGAGCCATGACCCGCGCTGATCGCTGCATTCAATTCTGCGAGCGCCACCTACGCATCCCCGAAGGTGCGCACGTTGGGCAACCGCTGGTGTTGGCAGAGTTTCAAAAGCAGTTCCTGCGCGACGTGTATTCAAACGAGCACGGCACCCGGCGCGCCTATCTGGCGTGTGCCCGCAAGAATGGCAAAAGTGGGCTGATCGCCGCCCTGCTGCTGGTGCACCTTGTCGGGCCTGAAGCCAAGCAAAACAGCCAGATCGTGAGCGGTGCCATGAGCCGCGATCAAGCATCCCTTGTCTTTTCGCTGGCCTGCAAAATGGTTCAGCAGTCCCCTACGCTGGCCCCGCTGGTGCGCATCGTGCCATCGGGTAAGCGCCTGATCGGCCTACCGCTCAACACCGAATATCGCGCCCTTGCTGCTGACGGCAAAACCGCCCATGGCTTGTCTCCCGTGCTGGCCATCCTTGACGAAATAGGCCAGGTGAAGGGGCCGCAATCTGATTTTGTGGACGCCATCACCACGAGCCAGGGCGCCCACGATGCGCCGCTGCTGATCGCCATTTCAACCGCCGCCGCCAACGATGCCGACCTGTGGTCAGTGTGGCTTGACGATGCCCGCCGCAGTGCCGACCCGCGCATTGTTTCCCACGTCTACGCCGCGCCCGAAGGCTGCGACCTGATGGATGAATCAGCATGGCGAGCCGCCAACCCGGCATTGGGCCTGTTCCGCAGCGAGGCTGATCTACGCGAGCAGATGACGCAAGCGCAACGGATGCCCAGCATGGAAAACAGCGCCCGTAACCTGCTGCTGAATCAGCGGGTGAGCACAGAAAGCCCGTTCGTTTCGCCGGACGTGTGGAAAGCCTGTGGCGGGCCTGTGCTGCCTTTCGACGGGCCTGTTTTCGTTGGGCTTGACCTGAGCGCACGCATCGACCTGACCGCCGCTGTGATCGTTGGCCAGGTGGGCGACGTGTGGCAGGTGGTGCCGTACTTCTGGACGCCTGAGCAAGGGCTGGCTGAGCGCGCCAGGCGTGACCGTGCACCGTATGACGTGTGGCACCGACAAGGCCACTTGCGCAGCACGCCAGGCGCAAGCGTGGATTACTCGTTTGTCGCTGCTGAGCTGGCTGAGCTGCTGGCTGATCTTGACGTGCGGGCCGTGGCCTTCGACCGCTGGCGCATTGACGTGTTCAAGAAAGAGCTTGACGCCATCGGCTGCGATCTGCCCATGGTGCCGTTTGGCCAGGGCTTCAAAGACATGGCCCCGGCATTGGACGCGCTGGAGGCTGAGCTGCTGAATCGGCGCATCGCCCACGGTGGGCACCCGGTACTCACGATGTGCGCAGCCAATGCCACGGTGACCAAAGACCCGGCCGGTGGGCGCAAGTTTGAAAAGAGCCGCAGCACGGGCCGCATCGACGGAATGCAGGCGCTGGCCATGGCCCTGGGTGCAGCCACCAAAGCCGAGCAGGAGCAGGCGTTTTCTCTCGACAGTTTCACTTTTGTATGAGGGCCGAAAGGCTTGATTCCCCCGGCCTGAGGGGCGCACGCAAGTGTGTGTCAGGACGCGTTTTAGTCGGTCAGTCACGCGACATTAAAGCAACCCCGACAGCCAGCGGCCTGGGAGTGCGGACTAATTACCGCACGCTTTCACCTAGACGCGGCTGGCAACCCCTATTTTGAAGGACCGATATGCAACCCGTTTCCCTGTACGCCTTGAAGCTGCATTGTCGAATAGACACCGACGATGAAGACGTGAGCCTGAGCGCCTACCTGAGCGTTGCCACCGAATCGGTACAGCAGCACCTGGGCACCGCCACGCCGCTGGACAACACCGCCCCCGCGCCGGTGAAGGCCGCACCACACATCACTGTTTACAGACAAGCTGCCGCTGTTTTCAACACAGTAAAACCATTACATCAATGTAATGGTTTCCACGATAAAACCCGGCAGCTACACGGCAACCTGACCTATCACCGCCTGCTGGCACCGTACCGGGTGTACGCGTGATCTCGGCTGGTGCCCTGAGCGAGCGGGTGACGCTGCAAACCATGGCCGGTGGTGTCGACGCGATAGGCCAGCCACTGCCCGACAACTGGGCGGACGTGTGCACGGTGTGGGCGCAAGTCGCACCGCTCGCCGGCCGGGAGTTTCTCGCCGCTGCTGCGATCGCCACCGAAGTGACGGCAAGGATCACGATGCGTTACCGCCCTGGTGTGACCGCCGCCATGCGCGTGGTGCACGGTGCCGACCTGTACAACATCACCGCCGTGATCCACGTCAAAAGCGCCCGGCAGGAAATACAGCTTATGTGCCGCCTGGTGGGGTGAGCAGTCGCGCACGCGAAGGGTGTCGTTTCTGGAAACGAGACCCCTGTGAGCAGTCGCGCACGCGCCCGTGAGGCAAAAAGAAATCGGTACCTGGTACCGAATACTGTGAGCAGTCGCGCACGCGCCCGTGAGGAAGCTAATGTGGAACCTGGTTCCACATTAAGTGTGAGCAGTCGCGTACGCGCCCGTGAGGTGGTGAGATTCCACGTGCAGCGTTATGTCAAGCGAAAAACGCCTGTAGAGACCTGAGTTTCTGACTCACAAAAACCCTTGACAGTGGATAGTTTGTGGCGCACATTAACCGCATGCCCACCAGACCACTGATCCCCAAGCGCCCCAACGGGCGACCGCCGCTTCCACCCGAGCAGCGCCGCACCGGACGCCTGAGCGTTCGCGTTCGCCCCGCTGTTGCCGAGCACGCCAAGCGGTTGACAACCGAGTCAATCGAAGCCGCCATTCTGGCCACCCAACCCAAGGACACCACGCCATGAGCATGAGCCACCACATTCTGAGCATCCCGATTCATGCCGAGCTGGCGATCCTGCGCGCCAGGCAGCAAGCCATTGAGACCACGCTGAAACCCGGCCAGTGCGCATTACTGGAAAGTGACGCGCTTTACGGCCGGCAGGAAGAACTGAAATCCCAATTGTGGGAATTGGAAGACAACGAAAATTCAAATGGGAATTCAAATGGCTGATCTGACCAAGCCTGTTTTCTTCGTAGCGCACACCCAAGCGACCGACAACGGCTACACCGTGCACGATGCCCGTCTGTCACGTTCAATGGTTCGCCTGGGGGTGGGGTTGCGCGTTCTTAAGCGAGTCCAACGCATCACCCCGAGCGCCTACCTGGTGGAAAGCAGATTGCGAGATGCGAGATGAGAGTTTTTTGAAAGCACTACCGGTAGTGGCAGCAATTCAACCCGACAGTCGGTTAACATTAGCTTGCTTTTCTGAGGATACCGACACTCAGAAATAACGAAGCCCCCAAGCTGTGGAAAGCGAGGAGGCTCCGGGCCACCAGCACCGAAGAGCAGGAAGCCGACCGTGACAGGACGACTTCGATCATAGCAAAGCGCTACCGTTTGTTAAGCCAGACCTAAATTCTTTTACGTCTGTGGCTGTTCTGTGCTGGTGTATGTCGCGTTTTTTCGACGCACCACCATGACCACAAACATCACCCCGACCACCACCCCGACCCCGACAAAGCCCGAGCGCATCCTGCGCATGCCCGCCGTTCTGGCACGTTTCCCCGTGAGCAAAGCGCATTGGGAATATGGCGTGAAGCTGGGCCGCTACCCGACTGCGATCCAGTTGACAGCCAGGACGAAAGGCTGGCGAGAGTCGGACATTGATGCGCTGATCGCCAGCATGAGCGAGCAGGGGACAGCAAAGTGAGCGCCGCCCACAAAGCACAAAGCCCGGGTGCAACCGGGCTAAGTGGGAGTCAGAAAACACCTAAAGAAGCAACGGATCTTACCAAAGCCGCCGCTTTTTTGGAAGTGCTCAATCGCATTGCTGCCGCGCTGGAAAACCAGAATTCGAGCATCGAAGGTGTGTGCAACCGCTTGGAAGACCTGAGCGCCAGCGTGTCGGGCGGGTTGCTTGACGTGGCCTTGAGCCGCAAGGGTGGCCACAAATGAGCGACGCCACACTACAGCATGCGC